TACACGGAGATAATTATGTATGATAAACAAGTGAATGTAATGGAAGGGCCATGGGAAGCAAAAACGTTTCCTAATGGGGAAGAGACAACGAATGTATTAAGTCGTAAGACAATCACAACGTTAATTAAAGATGGTTATCTATGTGAAGAAACTACAACGAGAGAGTATCGAGATGGAGATTATTTCGATACTTCCTCGTCTAAACGGATACTAAAAATAAATGGTTGATATCAATAAATCGATTCTTAATAAGAACAACTTCAGACTTATCGTTGATAAGTGTCCTACTGTTGAATACTTTGTAAGGTCAGTAAATATTCCTGGCTTAACATTTACAGAAGTAACTCAAGCGGCAGGTGTTGGGTTGGATGCATTTTTCCCTGGCGACAAAGTGTTCTATGAAACTATGTCAGTAGAGTTTCTAGTAGATGAAGACCTAGTAAACTTCAAAGAAATCTATGACTGGATGGATGCAATTGTTCCCGTTAGAGACCCATCATTATATAAGACTTACACATCAACAACATCTACTGAAAGTAAACAATACAGTGGAACAGATAATACAAGTCAAACATCTGATATTACACTAGTAACAAATACAAACAAAAACTTACCTAATAGATACTTTAGGTTTCATGACTGTTTCCCAATAGGATTGAGTGGATTACAGTTAGAGAGTGGTGCAGAAGCAGAACCAGTAACTACTACAGTTGACTTTAGATTTAGTTATTACGAGATAGAAAGTACTTCCTAAATTCCCTTACTAAATACCCATATATGTGGTATAATGGTATATATTATGACGTTAGATGAATTAAAGAAACAGTGGACGGAAGATTGTCAAATAGATGATATCGAATTAGATAATGCATCACTTGAAGTTCCTAAACTACATGCAAAATACCAAGACTTACTAACCAGTAAGATACTTGTACTAAAACAATACCAAAACAAATACAATGAACTACTTAAAGATAAGTGGTTGTGGTATAATGGTAAAATGGATGAAGAGACTGTTAGAGAGAAAGGTTGGGAACCCGACCCATTTAATGGTCTTAAGATAATGAAGAATGACATGCAAATATTCTTCAATGCAGATAAAGATTTACAAGACCTCAATGCAAAGATTGAGTACCTCAAAGTTACTGTAGACTTCCTAAAGGAATGTATGCAAAATATTACATGGAGACACCAAACGATTAGAAACACAATCGATTGGAGAAAGTTCATGGCAGGACAATAATGATATTAAACAATTACTGTTACACAATACCTATGTTATTTGATGATAGTGAAGTCGAACAGATACATCAACATGCAATGCAATATCCTATTATGGAAGGACAGGTAGGTTTCCAAAAGAGTGACCCCGATGGGGAAGACAATGGTGGAAGAACCGATAGTAAGATAAGACAATCTGATGTAAGATGGTGTGAAGACATGTTACCACAACATTTAATAGATAAGTTATATGGTGCAGTTGAACATGCAAAGTCAGAATGTGGTTGGGGATTTGATTTTGAATATCAAGAAAAAAACCAGTATACCATATACAAACATAGACCCGATGCAGAAGTAACGGGTGATTTCTATACATGGCATACAGATGCAGGCCCTGTTCCATATGAACATAATGGTATGATAAGAAAGTTAAGTTACACTATTCAACTATCCGACCCTGATGATTATGAGGGTGGAAACTTTCAATGGATAGAAGATATACGTGCAAAGGATACTCTTACTAAAGGTAATTACAATAGAAACATGGAAGACTTTGTTGTCACTGCACCATTCTCTGCAAAACAGAAGGGGTCTCTTATCCTATTCCCATCATTTCTACATCACCAAGTCACACCCTTAATAAGAGGAACTAGAATATCATTAGTTGGTTGGTTATGTGGATATCCTTATAGATAAATGAAAGTTACAGTATCAAAAGTGGATGAGGTCTTCATGCACGTTGATTGTGATGATGGTCTTGCAAAAGACTTACATGACTTCTTCTCATTCAAAGTACCAGGCGCAAAGTTTATGCCTTCCTACAAGAATAAGTGGTGGGATGGTAAGGTCTATCTTTTTTCAATAAAAACACACAAAATTTATATCGGACTACTTCCATATGTAGATGAGTTCTGTAGAGAAAGAGGATTTGAGTTTGAAGGTGTTACAGATATCCTAGGAACTAAAACAAGAGAGAAAGTCAGTCAATCTTGGTTAGCAGATTTAAAACTTCCCTTTGAACCTAGAGATTATCAGATAGATGCACTCAATGAAACAATTCAATATGGAAGACAACTACTATTGTCTCCAACTGCAAGTGGTAAGTCTCTTATCATTTATTTACTTGCAAGATACTATGATAAGAAAACAATAATTATTGTTCCTACTACATCGTTAGTAGAACAGATGACAAAGGATTTTGAAGAATATGGATATGATAAAGATGTGTGTAAAATTTATAGTGGTCAACCTGTATTTCCTGCTGACATTACGATATCAACATGGCAAAGTTTTGCTAAAGCACCTAAAGAAGTCCTACAAGGATTTGACGTAGTCGTAGGAGATGAAGCACATCTATTCAAAGCAAATGTACTGAAAGGTATACTTGAAAAGATGAAGACGACTGCAATCCGTATAGGAACTACAGGAACCTTAGATGGTTCAGAGGTTCATAGATTGCAACTAGAAGGGTTGTTCGGCCCAGTCAAAAAGGTCATAACCACAAAGGAGTTGATGGATTCGGGAACGATTGCAAATTTAAAGATAGAATGTGTCATACTTCGTCATACTAAAATGAAGAAAATGACCTACCAAGATGAGATGGACTATCTAGTATCAAACCAACAAAGAAACCTTTTCATAACAAACCTAGTAGGGTCTCTAAGAGGAAACACACTAGTATTGTTTCAATACATAGAAAAACATGGTCAACCATTATGGGAATTGTTCAATCCCATGGTCAGTAGAATGAATGGAACATTGCATTATGTTCATGGTGGAACTGATACAGAAGACCGAGAAATGGTTAGAGAAATAGTCGATAATCCAAAAAAGAAAAATAATGTCATACTAGCATCATACGGAACTTTCTCTACTGGTGTAAATATAAAGAAGATTGATAATGTAGTCTTTGCATCACCCTCAAAATCAAGAATTAGAAACCTACAATCTATTGGTAGAGGTCTAAGAAAAGCAGATGGTAAAACAGAGATGAGGTTATTTGATATATCAGATGACTTACAATGCAATAATCATACTCTCAACCACCTCAAAGAACGTATAAATATATACAACGAAGAAAACTTTACATACGAGATAAGGCAATTTGATTTAAAATGACAAGACCACAAGATTTAACACCAAGACAATACGAAGTTGTAAAACTTAGAACTGGTACTGAACTTGTCGGAATGGTCAGAGAAACACCTAAAGGATTACAGGTAACCCTACCTATGATATGTCAATTATCAATCACTGGTGGTAATTCAACCCTTGCAACATTCTATCCGTATGCACCCCTATCTTCAGACCCAGTCTTATTGATTGCACCAAATGATGTTATGCATAGAAGTGTTATGAATGAACAATTCATTCCGTTCTATGACGAAGCTTCGTCTAAGTGGTTGAACATGGTAGAGACGGGAACTATTCCATTGACTAATGATTTACATTCTCATAGTAGAAAACTTGCAAAGGGTTTTGTTGATGATGCATTACAACAAGTCATAGATGCAACTGGTGGGGATATCACGGATGAAGAACTTGACATGTTAGAAGAGTTTGAAGCATTTCAAGAATCCAAAGAAAAAAAAGTTATTCATTAATTCTTAGGTTTTCAATCTTACTAAATAAGTGCGTAGACTCAGTGTACTTATAACTGATTATACATTTTACTTATAACTTAACTTTAGGAAAACCATGACCACAGCAACTTATTTTGCGAAGAGCATGGTACGAAAAGCTAGAGAAGTCAACCATGTCATTCGTCCTCAAAAACGAAAATTAGTTGACACTATCGAATTTCTAGT